CATGAAAGCGATGATGAATGACCAACAACACGATGAAAAGCTAGAACAGAACGAAGAATTAGCTCATTTACGTGCAGCAACGTCAATTGCGAAGCAGCAAATGGCTGATCAAAGCAAAAGACACGATTTCGGTAGAAATTTTAAGAAAAAGTAAGTATAAATAACCTATAAGGAGATAATTATGAGCAAAGATTGGCAAAGAGGTTCAGGATATTGCGAAACACCTAAAATTACAAAAGAATTAGGTGTTGGTAAAGACGGATATCAAAAAGGGGGCATAAAAATAGAAGCTCCTAATCCTACTGAGACTCAAACAGTTACTGTACGTGGTACAAAACGTATGAGAGCTGATAAAAAACCAGTTAAAGCGAAGTGGTACTAATATGTGGTTCAGTGCTATTAAACTAGCGCTTAACGCTGGTAGTAAAATTTACGCTAATCGTCAAAAGACGAAGATGGCAATGTCGGATGCACAATTAATGCATGCCGAGCGACAAGCTCGTGGTGAGGAAGCTTACCAGGGCAAACTTTTAGAAGCCCGTCAAAACGACTACAAGGACGAGGTGGTTTTAGCGATTCTCACACTGCCCATTTTGGTGCTTGCTTACGGGGTCTGGTCGGACGATCCGGCGGCTATGGAGAAGATAAAAGTCTTCTTCGAGCATTTTCAGGCACTGCCGAGCTGGTTCACAAATTTATGGATCCTTGTCTGCGCAAGTATTTTTGGCATAAAGGGGACTCAAATCTTTCGGAATGGTAAGAAGTAATGCCTTTCAAGTCAGAAAAGCAAAGAAAATACTTACACGCTAACCATCCTGAAATAGCAAAGCGATGGGAAAAAGAATATAAGAATGGTGGTCCGGTTCGTGTTGCAATTGCAAAGGGATGTGGTAAAGTAATGCCTAACCGTAGAAAAAAAACTAAATTCTACACTTAAGGAGTAATATGAGACAAAACGGAGTAAGATCAAATGTAAGATTCCCTTATGGGGAAGGTGATTCTTCTATGAAGAAACAAGGTTACAAAGATCGTAAAGATGAATCTATTGCTATGAGAATCAGAAAACCTAGAACTGCCGAGCAGTTAAAAGCTAGTAGAGATGAGTCTTATGGAAGATGGGGTTCAGCAGCAAAAAAATCAGGTAAGATAAATAGATAATGCCTACTTTTTATAATTCTACTGCGATGAATAAATCGCAAATTATGGGGAGTCGTCAAGAGCGTTATCCAATGGCTAAAGGTGGACGTGTGGGAGCTAAAGATGGTAGATGGATCCAGAAAGCTACCAAGAATATGCGTAAGGATAAACCTTGTACTGGAAAAAAATTCGGTAGCAAGTCTTGTCCTCCAGGATCCAAAAGATATAACTTAGCTAAAACTTTTAAAAAAATGGCTAAAAAAAGAAAAGGATAAATTATGGCAAACACAAGAAGAATGAATAGACTTGAAGAACTTGGCAGAGTTGATGCTGAAAGAGCACACACAGCTAAAGGTGCACGAAATCTTCGTGACGAAAAAAGAAGAATAGTTGGTGAGCTTAGAAAAAAAGGCGGCAGAGCTGGTTATAAGCATGGTGGAAAAGTTAAGTCTAGAGGCATAGCTAAAAAAGGTTTCGGTAAAGAAGTTAGATAATGAACCCTTTAATCAGACAGGGTATTGCTAAACTTTTTAGAAGTATTGGTGGAGGACCTGGTACAGGTTCAGCTTATAAAGAATTAGGTAGTATACTTGCAGAAGCTAAAAGAGGAAGTGATGAAGCCTTCCAAATACTTCAGCAAAAACTTGCTGATGTAGGTGTTACTCTTAAAAATAAAAAAGATTTAGTTGTCGAAGAAGTTACTGAATTAAATTCAGCTTTAGATGATGGAATTAATTTTGTTTCTGAATATTTTCAGAAATTAACAGGTGGTGGAATGGATGCACCTTTAAAACAAGGTGGAATAGTAGGATTTAAAAAAGGCGGTGTAGTAAGAGGATTGGACGAAGGCATACATAAAAACGTTCGATTAATTTAAATGGATGAAATACTTTTAATAAGTAAAGTACAGAGAAGACTCAAAGAAAACTTACAAACTATTGGCGACTCTTTAATAAGTGGAGCAGGGGTTGACAATATGGAAAAATATAAGTATCTATTGGGACAGGCACATGCCATACAATTAACATTACAGGAAATCTCTAACCTGCTAAAAAAGAAGGAGCAAAATGAAACAGACGGAAACGTTATCGACATCAAAGGAAACGCCAAAAAATAAATCGGCGTTATTAGACAAATACAAAGAAGAAGACAAAAATCAAAAAGATCCCTTAAGCCCAGAAAACATTGGAACTGAAACAGTTGACCAATTACCTGATCCATCAGGATGGCGACTATTAGTTTTACCTTTTACTCCAAAAGATAAAACTAAAGGAGGAATTTTAATTGCACAAGAAACTTTAGACAAATTAAGAATAGCTACTAATTGTGGTTATGTACTAAAGATGGGACCATTATGTTATGGAGACAAAGAAAAATTTGAAACGGGTCCATGGTGCAAAAAAGGAGATTGGGTTATCTTTGCCAGATATGCTGGTTCAAGATTACCAATAGACGGTGGAGAAGTGCGATTACTAAACGATGATGAAGTGCTAGGAACTATAAAAGATCCTGAAGCAATTCTACATCATATTTAACATAGGAAAGGAACTATGCCAGAAGAAGAAAAAAAAGATCTGATTGATGTAGGTGAAGCTGATCAACAGCCGGCTGAAATTAATTTAGATGAAAAAGGTGAACCAGAAAAAGTGGAAGCACCCAAGGAAGAGAAGATAGAGGTTGAACAAGTTGAACAAACTGCAAAACCTGAAGAAAAAAAAGAAGGTGGTGAAGTAAAAGAAGAGAATAAAGAAGAGTTAGAAGAATATAGTAAAGGCGTTCAAAAACGTATTTCTAAACTAACTCGAAAAATGCGAGAAGCAGAGCGTCAAAGAGAAGAAGCTGTTGCTTACGCACAAGCGGCAAAGAAAGAAAAAGAAGATTTAGAAAATAGATTTTCTAAATTGGATAAATCTTACGTTTCTGAATTTGAAGGCAGAGTCAAGAATAGTATGACTGCAGCTAAACAAGCTTTAAAAACTGCTATCGAATCTCAAGACGTCGAAGGTCAAATTGCAGCGCAGGAACAGATTGCAAACTTAACTATGGATTCAGCAAGACTGAATGCATTAAAAGTTGCAAATGAAGCAAAACCTAAAAAGGAAGTCAATATTACGCCTCAACAAACAAGGTCTAATGTTACTCCGGATCCTAGAGCGGAAGAATGGGCAGCCAAGAATACTTGGTTTGGTACTGATTCTCCAATGACTTATACGGCTTTTGATATACATAAAAAGCTTGTAGAAGAGGAAGGTTTTGATCCTAAATCTGACGAATATTATGCAGAAGTCGACAAAAGAATAAGGGTTGAATTTCCGCACAAATTTGGTAAGATAGACGACAGTTCTACAGAAAAGGCAAAACCTGCCCAAACTGTAGCGTCAGCGAAACGTCCAGCTAACCCAGGACGCAGAAAAACTGTTAAGCTCACATCTTCACAGGTAGCAATTGCTAAAAGATTAAATGTGCCACTAGAAGAATATGCGAAACAATTAAAAATCACGGAAGGAGTATAAGCATATGGAAAATGAAAAGGTAAAAACTTCACGTGCGAGTCAGACAAGAGCCAAGACGGCTAAAAAAGTTGTTTGGACTCCACCCTCATCTCTCGATGCACCACCTGCGCCGGATGGATTTCGACACAGATGGATAAGAGCAGAGTCAATGGGTTTTGATGATTCAAAAAACATGGCGGCTATGCAGAGGTCTGGATGGGAGCTCGTAAGAGCAGACGAATATCCAGATTCAAATTATCCAACGTTGAATGAAGGCAAATACGCAGGAATGATCGGAGTCGGAGGCCTTGTGTTGGCAAGGATACCGGAGGAGATCGCGAAGGCTCGTGAAGCTTATTTTAATAAACAGAACGAAGCCAAAGAAGAAGCTATAAACAACGATCTTATGAAGGAACAACACCCAAGTATGCCGATCAATCAAGATCGACAGACTCGTGTAACCTTCGGTGGAACAAAGAAAAACTAAAATTATTTAGTAATTCCTACCCAGCGATTTATATCAACCCCGTTTATTCTCACTTAGGAGGATAAACACTAAAGGAGACAAACTATGGCTAATGAAACAGGCGGATTTGGGCTTAGATCAGTTTACACTTTAGGTAGCTCACCAGCTACTCAAGGTTTATCTGAGTACCCAATCAAGTCAGCTCCTGGAAAAGGTCTATATCAAAATGACCCTTGTTCAAAACAAGGTGCTGGAGATACTGGATATTTACAGGATGCAGCTAATGCCACTATGGACGATGGTCTTACAGGCGGTGCAGGATGGGCGATTAACACAGGTAACATTCTTCCAATGACTGGAGTGTTTAATGGTGCTTTCTATATAGATAGTACTACAAGCAAACCAACTTGGTCGAACACAGTTGCCTCTGGACAAGCATTCGGTACTAACTATAATACTGGTTCATCAGATGGTATAGGTTTCGTTAATGATAATCCAATGCAAGAATACGTAGTGAAAGCAGCTGCAGCAACAGCTATTTCAATTATGGTTCCAGATTTGACTTACAATGTAGCAGACTTAGGTACTTCGTACTCAAACGGTCAATCTACAGTTAAGTTAGCAACTGGCGCTTCGGCGGCAGCTGGTTCCAGTCAATATGCGTTTCAAATTGTGAGAGTCGCTAACGACCCTTTAAACTCGGACAATAGTGCCGTGAATTCTAACGTTATCGTTAGATTTGCACCAGGCTCTATTATGTCTATTAAATACTAAGGAAGGATAGGAGTATAAACTATGGCAATATCAAGAGCACAACTAGTTAAAGAACTAGAGCCAGGTCTAAATGCACTATTTGGACTTGAGTATAAACAATATGTAAACGAAGCGGCTGAAATTTTCGAAACAGAAAACAGTGACAGAGCTTTTGAAGAAGAAGTAATGTTATCTGGTTTTGCGAATGCAACCGTTAAACCTGAAGGTCAAGGCGTATCTTTCGACAGTGCGCAAGAGACTTTCACTGCACGTTATACAAACGAAACAATCGCACTTGCGTTTGCGATCACTGAAGAAGCGATCGAAGACAACTTGTATGATAGACTTGCTAGCAGATACACAAAAGCTTTGGCTAGATCTATGGCAAACACTAAACAAGTTAAAGGCGCGGCTGTTTTAAATAACGCGTTCGATTCCAGCTATGCAGGTG